CCAGAGGTTATCGTCGATCACGGGCGACAACATCGACGATAACCTCTGGCCCGAGATTGCGAAGTGGATGGGGCGGTCGGCGTTCTTCAGCAAGGCCTTCGTCTGGACGAAGACGCGGGTGTTCGCGAAGTCGCATCCCGAGACGTGGTTCTTCTCGAAGCGCACATGGCCAAAGTCAGCTGACCAGCGCGCGCAAGCCGAGACGCTGGCGGGTCTGCACGCTGGCTTCTTGCTGTTCATCCTCGACGAGTCTGGCGGTATTCCCGAAGCCGTCGCGGTCACAGCAGAAGCCGGTCTCTCGACGGGCCGCTGGGTGAAGATGGTCCAAGCTGGGAACCCGTCGATACTCGCAGGTCCGCTGTACCTGGCGTGCACGCGAGATCGGTCGCAGTGGACCGTGATCGAGATTACAGGTGATCCGGACGATCCAAATCGGTCGGCGCGTATCCGGCTCGATTGGGCGCGTGACCAGATCAAGAAGTACGGGCGGAACAACCCGTGGGTCATGGTCAACGTGCTGGGACAGTTCCCGCCGTCGTCGCTGAACACGCTGCTCGGGCCCGACGAGGTCCGCGCGGCGATGGATCGCCATCTGCATGCGAACGACTACCAGTGGTCCCAGAAGCGGCTTGGCGTCGATGTCGCACGCTTTGGCGATGATCGCACGGTACTCGCGCCACGCCAGGGACTCGCCGCGTTCGAGTTCGTCGAACTGCGCCACCAGCGGACGACCGACATCGCGGCGCGCGTCATGAGCGCCCGTGAGCAGTGGAATCCCGAGGTCATCCTCGTGGACGACACGGGCCACTGGGGACATGGCGTCATCGACAACTTGATCGCCGCTGGCGAGAACGCCATTGGTATCCAGTTCCATGCGCCGGCACTGGACAATCGCTATCGCAATCGTCGCACGGAAATGTGGTTGAAGATGGCGGACTGGGTCAAGCGTGGTGGCTGCCTGCCGAACATGCCCGAGCTCGTTGAAGAACTGACGACGCCCACGTACACCTTCCACGGCGGTCAGTTCGAGCTCGAGAGCAAGGACTATATCAAAGAACGCCTCGGCCGTTCGCCCGATCTGGCTGACGCCTTGGCGTTGACGTTCGCGATTCCCGACGCACCAGCGAGCGACCAGTTGCTCGCAAGCGTCACGGGCGGCGCCGTTGGGATGACGCGTCATCTGCAGACCGATTGGGACGTATTCAACAAGGAGTGAGGCGATGCCCAGCAAGAGCCAGAAGCAGCACAACCTGATGGAAGCCGTCGCGCACAATCCGGCGTTCGCGGCGAAAGCAGGTATTCCGCAGACCGTTGGGAAGGACTTTGCTGCCGCCGACAAAGCGAGCGGCAAGTTCAAAGGCCACCACGGCGCCGTGACGAAAGCGATCCACACACGCGGTAAGCATCCGCACGCGCCGGGTGGTCGCACGTAGATGTTTCTCCAACGCGAGTCGTTCACCGATGGCTTCGTCGATGAAGTCCTGCCGATGCTGATGGCGCACTGGGCAGAGATTGCGCATTATGACGATATCACGCTGGCGCCTGACTGGGATGCCTACGCGGCGATGGACCAGAGCGGGATGCTGCGGATCTACACGGCGCGCGATGCTGAGCTGTCATTACTCGGGTACGTCGTGTACGTCGTGCGCCCGGCGCCGCATTACAGCGGGTCGATCCAGGCCGTGCAGGATGTGCTGTATCTCGATCCGAGCAGCCGTGGGCAGATGTTCGGTGCGAAGCTGCTCGCGTTCTCGCATACGCAACTCGCGGATGAACACGTCCAAGTCGTGTACCAGCACGTCAAGCTTGCGCACGATTTCGGGCGGTTGCTCGAGCGACTCGGCTACGAACCCATTGAACGCATTTTCGCGAAGAGGCTCGATACCTGATATGGGCGCCACTGCTGCGATTGCCACCGCTATCGCCTCGGTTGGTTCGACGGCGTACCAGCTATCACAGAAGCCACCGAAGCCACCGGCGATGCCGTCGCTGGATCAACCCGATGCGCGTGTCCAGGCCGCGTCGGCGGCTGGGAACGCGAACGCCGCTGGCGCGAGCGCGATGCGCACGGGCGCAAAGGGCGGACGAAGCGCGACTTTCCTCACCGGTGGCCAGGGTGTCAGTACGACGCCGGTCGCGCGGAAGACGTTGCTCGGCTTATGACGTCGCCGATCCAGGGCGAAACGGCCCAAGTCACGACGGCGCTCTCGACGAAGCGCCAGCAGCTCCAGCGTTTGTTGGGACAGTTGAGCATCGACCGCGCCACGTTCTGGGCGCATTGGCGTGATCTCAACGACCACATTCTCCCGCGGCGTGGGCGCTTCTGGGTGACGGACGTCAACCGTGGCGACAAGCGCTCGCAGCACATCATCGACGGTACACCCACGCTCGCCGCACGCACGCTGTCGAGCGGGATGATGTCGGGCATCACGTCGCCCGCACGACCGTGGTTCAATCTGACCGTGCCCGATCCCGAGCTGGCGGAGATCAGCGCGGTCAAGACGTGGCTGTACACAGTGACCGAACGGATGCGCATCGTCTTCGAGCGTTCCAACCTGTACAACCAGTTGCCGCTCGTGTACGACGACCTCGGCGTCTTCGGCACGGCGGCGATGGCCGTCCTCGAAGATCCGGTCAACGTCATTCGCACGCAGGCGTTCCCGATTGGCAGCTACTATCTCGCGACGCGTGGCGACGGCACGATTGGCGTCTTCGCTCGCGACTTCCGGATGACCGTGCGCGCCATCGTGGACCGCTTCGCACATAAGAAGGCGAACGGCGAAGTCGCGGACTGGGATAACATGTCCTTCCAGGTGCAGAATCTCTGGAAGGCCGGCCAAGCCGATACGTGGATTGATGTCGTCCACGTCATCCAACCCAACGAGCAGTACACGGGTATCGGCTGGCTGAGCAAGGACAAGGCGTACAGTTCCATCTACTTCGAGCGCGGCAGTCCCGAGGATCGCTTCCTGTTGGAGGAAGGGTTCGACGAGTTCCCCATCATGGCGCCGCGCTGGCAGACGAACGCCGAAGACGCGTACGCCACGATGTGTCCGGGCATGCTCGCGCTCGGCGATATCCGCCAGCTGCAGTTGATGGAGAAGAAAGTTCTCATGGCCGTGGAGAAGATGATCAATCCGCCCATGATGGGGCCATCGCTGCTGCGACAGGCAAAGGCGTCGATCCTCCCGGGTGACATCACCTACTACGATCAGCGCGAAGGTATGAAGGGCTTCGCGCCCGTCTACCAGGTCCAGTTTGAGATCCAGTCGGCCGAAACGAAGCAACAGGAAGTGCGCCAGCGCATCCAGCGCGCCTTCTACGCCGATCTGTTCCTCATGCTGGCTGAAGGCGAGCAGCAGCAGATGACCGCGCGCGAAGTCGACGAACGCCACGAGGAGAAGCTCATCGCGCTCGGCCCCGTCCTCGAAAGCGTCAACCAGGATCTCCTCGATCCGTTGGTCGAACGGACTTTCGCCATCATGCAACGACGCGGGCACATTCCGCCTGCACCCGAAGCGCTGCACGGCGTACCACTGCGCGTCGAATACGTGTCGATCATGGCGCAGGCGCAGAAGATGATCGGGCTCGCCGGACTCGAGCGGTTCGGTTCGTTCGCCGTTCAGCTGGCGAGCGTCGATCCGCAGGTACTCGATAAGATCGACATCGACCAGATGATCGAGCAGCATGGCGATATGACGGGCATACCGCCAATGATTCTCGTCGCTGACGACAAGGTCAAGGCCATTCGCGCCCAACGCGCACAGCAGCAGCAGCAGCAGCAAGCCGCCGAGAACGCGCCGGGTGTCGCGGGCGCTGCGAAGACGCTGTCCGAAACGAATACGCAGAAGCCGAGCGCGCTGACCGCGTTGCTGAACGCGCGAGCGCAGACCGATAACCAGACGCCACAAGTACCCACGCCCACCGTTCCGGCGACCTAAATGGCACTCGAACCCGCTGTCCGCAATGCTGCTGATCCGAAGCAAGTTCGGAAAGCTAGCAAGACCGAAGCGCAGCAACGCGCTGAAGAGATCGGCGATCTGCGCCAACTCCTGCGACTCGCCGAAGGACGCCGCGTGCTCTGGCGCCTGTTGTCGCACTGCGGCGTGTTTGAATCGACGTATGCGATTCCCGATTCGCAGACGTTCTACAAAGCTGGACAGCAGGACGTGGGGCACTTCATTCAAGCTGAAATCATCCGCGCGAATCCCGACGCGTACGTGCAGATGATGACCGAGTACGCGTCCGCACAGGAGTAAGTCGTATGGCCGAAGATCTGGGTGCTGCAGCGGCGGCTGCTGAAGCGGCTGCGGCCGCGGCGGCAGCAACATCCGCCGATGCAAAGAGCGGGACAGACGATGCCGCGGCGACTGCCGCAGCGGCGTCTGCGCAAGAACTGGCGTCGTTCAAGGAACGGTACACGGCGCCGGAGCAGTACACGTTGACGCCGACGAAGGACACGGCCCTACCTCCGCCTGTCGTGGAGTCGACCGCTGCGCTTGCGCGCGAGCTCGGTCTCTCCCAGCCCATGGCCGAGAAGCTGCTGCCCTTTGCCGAATCGACGGTCACGCGGTATCGCGAAGCTCTCGCCGCCGCGAATGAACCGGAGAAGGGCGCTGCGTGGCTGGCGCGTGTCGGGGAATGGGATAACGCCATCAAGGCCGATCCCGAACTCGGCGCGACGCCGGAACGGTTGGAAACGACGCGTGTCAATGCCAAGCGCGCGCTCGACACCTTTTTCACGCCAGCCTTTGCACAGATGCTGACCACGACAGGCTTCGGGTCGCATCCCGAGCTCGTTCGCGGATTCGCAAAGGTGGGCAGTCTGCTGCAGGAAGGCAAGATCATCCTCCCGGAGAAGGGCAGCGATTCAAAGGTCGCCGAGAAAGACGCGGCGAAGGTCCTCTATCCGGAACACTACGACGACGCGGGTAAACCCAAGCAACTCGCATAGTCGCCACGCAGGAGAATCGTACTCATGGCCACAACCGCAACGAACAACACCGTCTTGACGCTGCTCGATTGGGCCAAGCGGATGGACCCCGACGGCAAGGTGCCGCGGATCATCGAGATGCTCGCGCAGACGAACGAGATCTTGATGGACATGCAGTGGAAGGAAGGCAACCTCCCGACGGGGCATCGGACCACGGTCCGGACCGGCCTGCCCACCGTCGCGTGGCGCCTGCTCAATCGTGGCGTCGTACCGTCGAAGAGCCGCACGGCGCAGATCGACGAACAGACGGGCATCCTGGAAGCCTGGTCCGAGGTGGACGTGGAGCTTGCCAAGCTCAACGGCGACATCGGGCAGTTCCGCCTGTCCGAGGCGCAGGCGTTCATCGAAGCGATGAACCAGCAGCTCGCTGGCACGCTCTTCTACGGCAACACGGGCCTCGTGCCCGAGGAATTCACGGGCCTTTCGCCGCGGTACTCGGCGATCAGCGGCGCCGCGAACGCGCAGAACGTCCTCAACGCTGGTGGCACGGGCAGCGACAACACGTCGGTGTGGCTCATCATCTGGGGTGAGAACACCGTGCAGGGCATCTTCCCGAAGGCGTCGGCCGCTGGGCTCCAGCATTTCGATCACGGTGAAGTGACGGTGCAGAACAGCACGGGCATCGGCACCGAGCGTATGCGTGCGTACCAGGACCAGTTCGTCTGGAAGGCGGGCATCGCGCTGAAGGATTGGCGCTACGCCGTGCGCATCTGCAACATCGACGTCTCCAACCTGACCGGCGAGACGTCGGCTGCCGACCTGATCAAGTTCATGATCAAGGCCTATCACCGCATCCCGTTCATGGGGATGGGGCGCGCCGCGTGGTACATGAACCGGACCGTCTTCGAGATGCTGGACATCCAGCGCTTCGAAGCCGTGCAGACCGGCGGGCAGCTGAAGTATGAAGTCGTGGACGGCGTGATGACGCCGACGTTCCGGGGCATCCCCATCCGCAAGGTGGACCAGTTGTTCCTCACCGAGGCGAAGGTCGCGTAAGCGACGACTCGCCGTTCTTTCTTCGAGGAGTTTCTCACATGTATCACGATGACCAACTGACGCTCTTCAGCGCGAAGGCACTGACCGGTACGGCGCTGTCCGATCACAGCATCGACGTGGGCGGCACGCAGAACGATCCCTCCATTGGCGAAGGCCTCGCCGTCGTCTTCGTCGTGACGGTCGCCGCCGATCACACGACGGGTGACGAGACGTACGAGCTCGACCTCGTGGCTGACAGCAACGCCGATCTCAGTACGGCGACGGTGCTGCTCCAGCGCGTGATTGCCGCGGCGAAGCTGATCGCAGGGTCGGTGCACGTGCTGCCGATTCCGCCGGGCATCCTCGCGGGCTTCGAGTTCTTCGGCATCAAGGCTGTGCTCGGCGGCACCACGCCGACGATCACGCTCACCGCGTACGTCACGCCGATGGACATGATCCAGCGCGACAGCGTGAACTTCAAGTCTGGGTTCACCATCCTGTAGTCCCATCCTTCACCGATGACTTCGGAGGACCAGCATATGCTGGTACGCGCTACCGAGACGGGGTATTACAATCTGCGCCGCTACTATCGTGGGCAGGTGTTCGAGCTGGCCGAAGGCGACAAGCTCGGCGCCTGGATGCGCCCCGTCACCAAACAAGCCGCCGCGCAGTCGCGGTCGGTGGATGATCCGCGTCGGTCACTCGACGGTCGCTCTGGACGCGCGAACGCCGATCCCGAGGTGGAGGAGGAAACCGAACTCGACGACCTCGACACGGACGAGGTGTCCGATGACGAGGACGACGACGCAGACGCAGCACCCGCGCGGCGGAAGAAGAAGAAGTCGCGGCGCGTGATTTCGTAGGTTCACTCAGGACCGGCGGGCGGGGGCGTTCGATGCTCCGCCCGTCGCGTCCTTCTACGCAGGAGTTCGTATGGCCGACACTGTCACGGTCAACACGGTTATTGATAACGGCACGCACGTCGTGGTCCACCTTACGTGCATCTCCGATGGCACGGGCGAGACGGGCGTCAAGAAGGTTGACATCGCCGCTATCGCAGCGAACGTCAACGGCAAGCAGCCCGCAGGCCTCCGGCTCGAACAGATCCGCTGGTGCATGCAGGGCTTCGCCTATCTGAAACTTGGCTGGGATCGCACCGCTGCGCAGAACACCCTGATGACGCCGAACGGCTCGGGCTACGACGACTATCGCGGCTTGAAGCATGGCGTCCGGGACTACGCGAAGCTCGGCGGGCTTGTCGATCCGAGCGAAGGCAACGCTGACAACAAGGGCTCGATCTTGCTGACGAGCGTCGGCGCTGTCGCGGGCGCGACGTACGATGTGACGCTCTGGCTGGCGAAGGCGAACAACTGATGTCACAGAAACGACTCTTCATGAGCAATAACGGGACGAGCCGCGGCACGGG